CCTTCATAAGATTCCAATAGGGATAATGCTTTTGATTCTAAACTTATATCCATCTATAAGAAAAAATGTTTGGTTAAAATATAGTTATAAACTGAGTATTTATCAATATAGGATATATTACCCTTTTCATAATAAAACACATATATAATGGGAGAAAAATTAGTTCCAATAACAAGATTAGGTAAATTTTTTGGGTCCGAGGATTATGCTTTGGACATCGGTATGGGCGAGGAGTGGTTAATCGGTGACATGAATTTCACTGTGATTCTTTATCGTATTGATAGAAGAAAGACAAAAACTGATGATGTTTATGGTGAAGTGTTGGAAGATGGAATACAATTTCTTGCTCCTGTTGAATTGAAGGGATTGGTTCAAGTTATGACACCGACTAGTAAATTTCTTGGAAACTCGAAGGTGGAACAAAAAGAACCTGGTAACATGAAGTTTAGTATTTACCAAAAAACTCTTGATGATTTGGAAGTTGAGATTTTCCAAGGGGATTATTTTGGGTATTATGAGTCTGAAGATAGAGTACGATATTATGTGGTAAGTGATGACGGATATGTGAAGTCTGATAATAAGCATACGTATGCGGGATACAAACCTTTCTATAGGACTGTAATTGCAACTTATGTTAGTGAAAACGAATTTAGAGGAATATAATGAGATACATAATAACTGAATCACAATTGAATAAAATTATTGAAGCCGTTGTGGATGGTAAAGTTATTTGTGATAATTGTGGGTGGTCTTGGGAATTATCTGACGGAGGAGATGACCCGTATACGTGTCACAAATGTGGACACGATAACTCTGAAAACTTAGAAGAAAAGCAAAATGGCATTACCAAAACAAGTTAAACCTACATTACCTTTAGTTCCGAAGAAAACTTTGTTTGCAAGAAGAGAACAACTCCTTGAGTATATAAACAAAGATGGAACTTATTTACCAAAATCAGTATTACATGCTGATTTGGATAGAGGTATGCTAGATTTTGTTAAGGACGATTTACAGGTTGTAACCGCAGGAAAAATTATTCCTATGTTGGATATTATTATTACAACTCAAAATTGGACTCAATATGTTGAAACGGCTTTATTTACCAACTTGGATTTCAATCCTGAACCACCATTCATAACAGTTGTTAGACAGCCTGAAGTTAAATTCGGAACTAATCCTGCATTACAATATACTATACCTAACAGAAAACAATTCTACTACGCCTCTGTCCCAACTTGGAATGGTAATGAACAAGGTATGGATATATATACAATCCCACAACCAGTTCCAGTTGATATTAATTACAGTGTCAAAATCATTTGTAATAGAATGAGAGAACTTAATCAACTTAATAAAATTGTGATGCAAAAGTTTTCTTCAAGACAAGCATATACTTTTATTAAAGGTCAATATGTTCCAATTGTTCTTAATAATATATCTGATGAGTCACAAATGCAGATGGATGCTAGAAAATATTTTGTTCAGAATTATGACTTTACTATGTTAGGTTATTTGATTGATGAGGAAGAATTTCAAGTCAAACCCGCAATTGCGAGAGTTGCTCAAATCATGGAATTGGATACCACAGTATTAAAAAGAAGAAGACCAAAGTTCCCTGAAAACCCTGACGATTTCTTATCCAATTTTTTATATATCGTTGGAAATAGTAGTTTGAGTGAAATAATTGATTTTACCGCCAATATGTCTTTAGTTGGAACAACTAATGTTGATAGTTTCGATGTGTATATAAATGGTGATTATTATGGTAGTGATGTTTCAGAAATTCAAATCACAACAAATGACATCTTGAGGATTGACGTGGTTAAGGCCGATAACACTTTGGAATCAACAATCAAGTTTGAATCTCAGTTGGTTTAATCCTCACCATAGATATCTTTCTTTTCTTTACACCTCTCCACTATAAGATTTTCCAAAAACTTATAAATTTTTATCCCACGCTTTTCACAGTACTTTTTCAATATCTCGTGTGATTCTGGGGATATTTTGATATTCTTTATTTCTTTGGTTGTTTTCATGGGCAGAAAAAAGGTAGAATAAATTCATACTCCTTACAAATAGATATTCAAAAGTCAAGTTTTTTCACATAGATATGAATATTTATCATTAAAATAAATCTGCAATAGAATAATTAAAGCATGGCAACACAAGTAAATCAAAAGGTATACGTATCGCCTGGAGTATATACGTCTGAAACTGACTTATCATTTGTGGCTCAAAGTGTAGGTGTAACTACATTAGGTTTGGTGGGAGAAACAATTAAAGGCCCCGCATTCGAACCGATTTTTATCACAAACTACGATGAGTTTCAAGCATATTTTGGGGGGACTGAACCTACAAAATTTATAAACACACAAATCCCGAAATATGAAGCGGCGTATATCGCAAAATCATATTTACAACAATCTAACCAACTTTTTGTAACAAGAGTCTTAGGTCTATCAGGTTATGATGCCGGTCCTTCTTGGAGTATTAAGGTGACTGCAAATGTTGACCCACTTACAGTTGGTCTTAATCCTGTGACAGGAACAACTTGGTCTGCAAACTTTTCGGGTTCATCAACTGGTAACACTGTAATTTTCACGGGTGGAGCATTACCTCCAATTGTACAATCTAATCTCAATACTCAGTATAGATTATCAGATGGTAGTACATCTACTTTAGCATTGGATTTCAACAGCAACTTAGACAACATTATGGATACACCTTCACTATCGGCAAACACTTCGGTTGTTTATGGTGTCCTTCCTGAGAGTGATTTTTATGATTTAACTGCAACTTATTCAAATGTTATAAATGAATATGGTTGTGACACAGTAAACATCGCAACTAACGACTTGTCTTCCGATTTGAATGACCCTTGGTATTACGCCAACTTTGATATTACATCAGGAAATGCTTATTCAGGGTATTCGTTCTTTTATTATGTAAGTTCGTTAACTTCAGGAGCGTCTTCAACATTTACAGGTACCATTTCAGGTACAGTTTACAATTATTCAGGTACTGCTTATTCGGATTACAACAACATGGTTGTCGCGACTTTACGTTCAAGAGGTATATCTTTATTTACTAATAGTGTTGACAGTGACAATCACGGCCCGATATATGAAGTTAACGCATTATCCGCTTTGACTTTGAATTGTACTGAACAATATTCAGGAGTAACACAATCACCTTTTGAATCATTCTTAATTTCAGGTGTGACTAAAGACGGTGATAATTTCTCTTTTGAAACTTCAATGTCAGCATCATCTTCGAAATATATTACTAAGGTATTAGGTGTTGATAACTTCGGTAAATCAAGAAATGAAGTTCCTGTTTATGTTGAAGAAATTTATCCAAGTACTTTGACATACGCTTACAATCAAGGATATATTCGTGGATTAAATTGTAATTTGATTGCTCTACCGGATGCAAGAACTGAAGACCCAACATCAATCGCTTATAACGTAACACAATACAAATCACCAAGTACACCATTCTTAGTTTCTGAATTGAGAGGTAATAAAGTTTATAACTTATTCAAGTTCGTTTCAATTTCTGATGGTAACGCGGCTAATACTGAGGTAAAAGTTTCAATTGCTAATTTATCTTTCAATAACATGACATTTGACGTGTTGGTTAGAAATTTCTTTGACACTGATGCAAATCCTGTTGTTATTGAGAAATTTACTAACTGTAACATGGACCCATTATCAAACAACTTCGTTGCTAAAAAAATAGGTTCTACTGATGGTGAATACGCTTTAATTTCACGATACATAATGATTGAATTGGCGGATGAAGCTCCAGTTGATGCAATCCCTTGTGGTTTCTACGGATATACTCAAAGAGAATACCAATCTGTAACAAATCCTTCACCAGTTCCAATTTTCAAAACAAAATATTATTTCCCTGGTGAAGTAATTTACAATCCTCCTTTCGGAGCACCAACTGATGTAACAGAATCTTCAGGAGATATTGTAAGAAGAAGTTATTTAGGTTTCTCAAGTCAATTTGGGGTTGATGATTCATTCTTACAATATAAAGGAACTCAGAACCCATTGAATTGGATTACATCTGCTACACCTGTTCCTGGCGAACAATGGAACTATTTGAGTAAAGGTTTCCACATGGATTCAGGTGCGACTGTCGTTACAATTTCTAACTCTGAACTAACAAGTGGACAAACTGCTTTCGAATGTGGAGTTGCTGATTTCACAAGAGATCCTGAGACTCAAGAAAACCCTTACTACTTTATTTACTCAAGAAAATATACAGTATGTTTTGCGGGTGGATTTGATGGATGGGATATCTACAGAGAGTTTAGAACAAACGAAGATAGATTCCAATTAGGTGCTACAGGTTACTTGGCAGGAGCGGCCCCTTCAGTAAGATATCCAAATGCGACTGGTGATGGTCTATTCAAAAGAATTGTAGTTCAAAACAATACTCAAGATTTTGCAAACACTGACTACTACGCTTACTTACTTGGTATCTTGACATTTGCAAATCCTGAATCAACTAACATC